CCGCAAGGCTGTCGGCGATACGAAAGACCCGGCCGAAGCCGCCAGGCGGATCGAGCAGGCCGTGACTTCCGGGCACTGGCACCATGTATGGTATGTCGGCGCCGACTTCCGCAAGCTGGGCATTGTCGCGGAGGCCCAACGGCTGTGTCTGCCGCAAGACAATCACTGATATAGGAGATCATACCATGTGCCACAGTATCATCATCGATGGGAAGAAGTACGCGAAGATCGAAGACTATTGTCTCTGCTACTACAAATGGCCCGAGATCATGGCGTTCATCGGCGAGGTCATCACGATCGCCAGAGACCCGTTCAACTACGTTGTGAGCAGCGGGGGAAGTCCGGTCGACGAGACCGGGTGATTGATGGCCGCTTCGAACTTTTAGTGCTGTTGATATCTACAGTTACGACGGTCGACAGGAAAGCCCATTGACGGCCCCCATCGCCGCGAGTAACATGAGAACCGCCATGAAACACATTGCCCTATCACGATTACAGACAACCGCCCCGGCGGCGACTCGCACGCCTCCGGCTGTGTTTCATGGCAACCGCCGGGCGGTTCGTTTTTCTGCATGGAGGCATGAGGCATGATGTCGGGCTATACCCCATTATTCGGCAGCATCGTTTGCAGCAGCATTTGGGACGAGGACAAGGCTACCCGTATCGTGTGGATCACTATGCTGGCCCTGGCGGAGGCTAATGGGATTGTGGAGGGCAGCCCGAAAGGACTGGCCCATCAGGCCAGGGTCAGCGTCAAAGAGTGCCTGACCGCCCTTGAGATACTCAAGTCGCCCGATCCATACAGCCGCAGCAAGAACGACGAAGGACGTCGCATCGAGGAGGTCGATGGGGGATGGCGCATCGTGAATCATCGCGCATATCGCCTCAAGGCAAAGTCCAGGGCCGAATACTATCGGAAATGGCGGCAGCAGCAAGCGGAAGAGCAAAAGGGTTTTTCCCCCACACCCCCTATTCCTAAAGAAACTCAAACTCATACTCAAACTCAAACAGTGCAACAGCGCGCAACACGCGCAACTGTTGCGCAACAGTTGCGCGAGGGGGAGGGCTACACAATCGATCAGGTCAAAGCCGCCTGCGTGCTGGTAGGTATCCCCGAGGAGCAGGCGCAGAACTATTACGATCACTACAGCAGTCAGGGCTGGAAGAAAGCCAACGGGCAACAGATCACCGAACTGCGGACACACATGGTCCGATTGTGGGACGCCGGCAAACGGTGCTGGAAGATCGATCTGGGCCCCAACGGCCAGGCGCCGGACCAGGGCAAGAGTGCTATGACTACATGGATGGAGCGACACAAAAATGACCCGGATTGAGTTCAATGCGTTCGTTGAAGACCATCTCAAGGGCCGTTGGCGCAAATGGGAGCCGACGCCGGCCCTGCTTGACGATTGGTACGCGATTCTACGCTATCACAGCGTTGAGGTTGTTGTCGGTGTGATCCAGGCCCATTTTTGCAGCAGCAAGGCCTCGTACTTCGAGCCGAAAATCCATGAGGTCTCCAGTCTACTGGCCCAACGGCGCCGAAGCCCGACCGCCGGGCAGGACATCCCCATCTACATACCGTGGGTGCGTTGTCTGGAGGCCCCGGCGGATCATCCTGATTGGGTTGGCCGGGAATGGCTCCGGTCTGAATACCTGTTTTCTGGCGAAGCCAACAGTCAGCGGAAAGTGGGCGAGGCGGCTACCCGTGCCGCGCGTGACATCCAGCAGGCTCACGGCGGGAAATGGTGCGGCGTGGTTCGTCCTGACGGACAGTTGCCGGACTATCATCCGGATTTACCTAAGCACGATGCTCGTGAGTGGACGCAGAAGTACGTGTTGGATGGACCCGACGGTCCCGGCAAACGGTTCGTGATGCAGAACCCCGGTTATTTCAGCCGGCCGGGAACGAAATCAGATTTCCCTTGACGTCTTCTCTACCGTGGCCCACACTACTCCCGTATCCTATAGCTGCTATGCCTCAAGGCAGGCCAAGTCAGAAATCAAGGCAACGCCAGGTAGGGATGAGGCAGGTAGAGGCAAGCGAGTGATTTAGCAAGATGCGCACAGTTTAGCAGGATAGTGCTAAAGTTCGGGCAGGGCTAATAGCCATAGGGGTCCCAGGCCGGGTCCCATGACCGGGGGAATTCGCGGGCGGGCGTTACACCGTATGCCCCTACTTTTCCCCGCGAGTGACATTTGGCGTGTCGGCCCGATTCTTCGGTAGTGCTGGTTATGGTTTTTGACGGCTTTGGTATCACTTTGCGGGCGCGCGCAAGGTGATGTTTATTGGAGAATGGGAGGCAGTATGCGTCGCAGTTACACGGAGCGGGTTCGGTCGATAGCGAAGCGGGCTGGGGTGACCCAGGTGGTGGCGTGGCGGGTTTACCGGGCGGTAGCGGAAGAGATTGTGGTATCGTTACGTCGGGGCGGGGTGGTGGATTTGCCGGGTTTGGGTCGTTTTCGGTCATGGTGGGACGAGCCGAGGCAGTGTCGATGTTTTGGGAAGGACTATCAGGTTGGCAGGAAGTTGCGTGTGAAGTTCAAGGCGGGTCGGTATTTGCGGAGTTAGGTTGGGTAGATGGCGGCGCATCCGAATCAGTTGCGGTTTTTGGCATTGTCGCTGGAGGCGTCTGAGGGGATCACGTTTGAGGAGGCGGCGGCTCGGGTGGGTTATCGGGTTCCGGAGGGCAAGGCGTCGGAGCGTCATTCGGTTTCGTTATTGGATGGGAGGGTGGCCTCGAATCGTCTTCGGGGTCGGGCGAGGAAGGCGGCGGGCGTGAAGGTGAAGAAGGCGAAGGCGGCGGCGAAGGCACGTCGTCAGGTTGAGCGTCGGGCGTTGGCGTCGGTTCAGATGGCCCAGTACAATCGGGAGCACAATCACGAGCGGGCACGGAATACGAAGGGTACTCCTTTGAGTGAGGCGGCGGCGGCGAAGTTGAAGGTGACTCAGCAGAAGGGGATTGAGGCTCGTCGGGCTCGTTCGAAGTTGGGTGAGCGGCTGTTGCCGGGCGCGAAGGCGACGGACGAGCAGATATGGTCCTGGCTCCAGAAGGCGAACATCATGGACTTTGCGAGGTTCATGGGCTATACGTTTGAGGGTCGGCCGGGCCAGGAGTTGGCGTTGCGGCTATTGCACGGTCTGCCGTTGCCGGAGGGCAGGGTCAAGGCGTATGTCCGGGTCCCGTGCGACGGATTTGTGCTGGAGCCGTGGGAGGGGACGTGGCTGGAGTATTACACGTTATTGACGGGCAATGCGACGATCTGGGAGGAGGGCGAGGAGCCGACGGAGGCTCGGATTTGCGTGGGGGCGCGGGGCGGTAAGAGTACGATTACGGCGTTGGAGGCGTTGTATCAGGCAACGCGGGACAAGTGGAAGGCGTATTTGGGCAAGCATCCACGGGCGTATGCGTGCATTCTGGCCACGAGTTTGCAGCAGGCTCGGGACGTGATTCAGGATGCGGCCTGGTCGATGATTGAGGGCAGTAAGCTGGAGCGTTTCGTGGAGAGTCACACGAAGTTGCGGATCATGTTCACGAACGGTCTGGGCGTGCGGTCGTGGCCGTGCAATGCGAAGGCCCCGCGTGGCTCTCCGTACTTTTTGACGATCTACGACGAATATGCGTGGTTTTTCGCGGAGGGTGGCAAGAGCGATAGGGACATCCACGCGGCGGTGGACCCGCGTCGTGCTCAGTTTCCTTTCGCTAAGCACGTGGAGATTACGACGCCGGCGGCGAAGCAGGGTCGGTTCTACGACAATTTCGTCAAGGGCTTCCGTCAGCATAGGACCTTGACGGTCAAGGCTCCGACGTGGACGTTCCGGCCGGAGTTGCACGAACTGGATAGGGAGTTCTTCGCATTGAAGTTCGCCGAGGACCCGTTCAACGCCAATCGCGAGTACGGGGCCGAGTTCGACGACAACATTCAGCGGTTCCTGCCGGAAGAGGAGACGTGTCAGGCCTTGAATCTGCCGGGCGACGTGCCGCCCTCTCCTTACGTGCGGTATTTCGCGGGCATCGACGCCAGTGGTCTGACGGGCAATGACCGGTTCGGGTTTGCGATCTGCGGTCGGGATTTGGACAGGGGCCGGTACATCGTACCGCTCGTGAGGTCGTGGACGGACAAGGTGCCTGAGCCGATTGTTGCGGAGGTCAGGACGTTGTGTGAGTCGTATGGCGTCCGGCAGGTCTTTACGGACCAGTACGCTCGGGGCTGGGTCCATGCGGCCTTGCGGGCGGCGGGTCTGGAGCCGATCGTCTGTCCTACCCCGTCGGTGGTATGGACGAATCTGCGGAAGCTGGTGGTGGGTCGTCAACTCGACATGCCGGACAATGGTGAGTTGCGCAGCGGTCTCGTAAGGACTCAGGGCGCTTATAGCGGGTCGAATCGCGTAACGATTTCGCATCCCCGCGATCGGGGCGGCCACGCCGACGTGGCCGAGGGGGTGGCCAAGGCGGTGTACGGGGCGTCTCAGGAGGTGTACTGGGGTGCGCATGGTACGCCGGCGGAAGAGGGGGCCGAGGCGGCGGCGGTCGCGGCGGAAGAGAGCTACGATCCCTTGACATATGGAAGGGTGTGAATGGGTATGGAAAAGGTCGCGTAGATTTTTCTATAAGTTTTTCTTGACACAGTAGAAGTTCTACTTATAGTCTTGCCCTCGTAGTCGTTCTTACGATGAAAGGAGTCCGACGATGGACAAGTTGAACGTACAGGAAGTCGCCCGCCAGATTCTCGCCTATTACTCCCGCAATCGCCGCAAGGGCCACACGCGGGCCGTGGTCCAGGACGCCCGTTCGACCCGAGCGATCGTGATCGTGGCCGAGGACGTCAAGGACAAGCCGCTGCGAATGGTGCGGAAGAACCACGTTCTGACGCTGGCGCAGGTGCAGGGCAAGGCGCTGGAGGATGCCAAGTTGCAGGGCTTCCCGCTGGTGCTGGACAACAGCGCGACGCAAGTACTGCTGAGCGGATTGATGGACCAAACCAAGTCGGTCGAGAAGCCGGTCAAGGTGGACAAGGCGGACAAGCCGGTCAAGGCGGTGAAAGTGTGATTGCCATACCCTCACAGTTCATGCAGACGAACAGGGTCCTGCCCCGCGGTACGGGGGTGGTCTTTCCCTGGGGCTGTCGGGGCGAGGACGTGCGTATTCACCTGATGACGGACAGTGACGCGAAGGCCGCCGCCTGCGGTGAGCGACTGCACGAGTGGGGACTGCCGCAATTGCACGCGGTGCGGATCGTGGGTTCTCAGATGCGTGGTATCGTCGTTGTCAATCCCTGGCAGCCGCGAGGGCCGGACGGCACGCCTCGCCCGGTGCGTTTCGGGGGCGATGTCATAGTCCTGGAGACGCAGGTCCCGGAGAACGTCGTGCGGTTCGCGCGCTGGCTGGTGGAGCGGCTCGCCGCGCAGGAGCGGGCGCAAGCCGTGGCCGACGCCAAGAAGCCGCCGAGTCTGAGCGCTCTGGCGGACGCCGGTGAGATCGAAACCTTCGACGCAGGGTAGGAGTATGGCGATGGATCGGATATGGTTCCGTATGTGCTGGGCGCGGATGGAACGGGACACGAAAGTCTCGGACGTCAGCCCGTCGCACGTTTACTGGGAGATTATGGGTCGTTTACCGGGATTCGATGTCCCGTTAGGGAAGCGTCTTTCGCAGCCTTTCGGTAAGACTTCCCGCCATTGAAAAAGAGAATGCGAATTCAGTGGACTGAGGCGGATATGGATAGACGCGAATTCATCGGTGGGTGTCTCGGTGCGGTGGCGACGCTCGTCTCCGGGTCTTGTCTGGGACCATGCTCTGGCATTCTAAGCGTTGATCCAGGCCCCTTGAAAGGAACGGGCGCGAACCCATACTCGTGGGGAGCAATCCTCGCTCGTTACAACAACCCAATGGCGAATCCTTACCGGGAGATTGATGTCATGGTCGAGCATCGCCAGGCTTTCCTGGACGCCCCGGTCCGTGAGGTTTAGGGCATTACCGTGGACACAGGTCGCGAACAGCACCTTTTTCGATAGCGTGTGAAATGAAAAACGACGTACTCGTTACCAATCTATTGAATCGTCAGTTGCGTCTGGAGCAGGTACGGGCCGGGTTCGAGGACGAGATGGACCTGGCCTTCAGGTACGTCAACCCGCGCCGTTACCGCACGGGCGGCGTCCAGGGCGCGCAGCGAAAGACGAAGATGTACGACGGCGTCGCCCAAGACGCCTTTTTCGATTGGGTGGCGGGCATGGAGGGTTGGGGGGTCTCCGAGAACCTCGACTGGCATCGGGCGGCGATCAGTACGCCCAAATTGCGGGACTCCGACTCCGTGCAGCGCTGGCTGGATGAATATACCGAGCAGATGGCGTGGGAGTTCCAGACGGGCAATCTGTACGAGTGTATGCCCGAATACTATCAGGACGCCGGCAGCGGCGGTACGGCCGTGACCTTGACGGAGGAATCGCACGATCTGAGTCGTTGCGTGCATCGCGTACCCCATCCGGGCACGTACTGGATCGCCGAGAACGACGAGCACGAGATCGACATCTATCACGAACTGACGACGATGACGTGCCGGCAGGCGGTGGAGAAGTTCGGCGGCGCCGACGACACGCTGCCCAAACTCATTCGCGACTGGTCCGTCGATCCCCAGGGCTCGTTGTGGGAGTGCGACTTCCTGACCTGCATCTGCCCGGCCGACGATAAGGCGATCTTCGAGCGGAATGTCACGGTAGGGCGCAAGCCGTATGCGGCTGTGACGGTCCTTTACCGGGTCTCGGCCGGCAGCGGCGTCCCGTCCGACGGGGTCTTGACGGATATAGCGGCCGGCGATCGTCTCGTTCGAGTGCAGGGCTACGATTACTTCCCGGCCACGGTGTGGCGTTTCCGGCGCAATAGCGACGAAATCTACGGGTTCAGTCCGGCGATGGATGTGATGAGCGTGATCGAGGCGGCCCAGCAGCACGCCTACAACCTGATGAATATGGGCAATTTCGCCGCCCGGCCCATGATGGCCGTGCCGGACGACAAGCGTTCGAGTTTCCGTTACCTGCCGGGCGAGCGCTTCAAGTACGCCGACGAGAAGCGTATTCCCATGCCGATCCCGATGGGGGGCGAGTATCCTATCGCCGTGGACCGGGAGAACAAGATTCACGACCTCATTCGCAAGCGATACGGCTATCACGTGTGGAATATGCTGCCCCTATTGCAGCAGAAGAAGGAGCGCGTCCAGGCGACGGAGGTCCTGGAGGGTCGGGCGGACCAGGCCCGTCTGTTGGTGGGCCAGTTCAACAACTTCTGGCGGGGCGGGATGCGTCCGACCTATAACAACGTGGCGCAGATCGCGGCGCGGGCGGGCCGATTGCCGGCGGCCCCGAACGTCTTGCAGGAGTATCGCGGCCGGGACATAGTGATTCCTATGTTCGTGGGTCCGCTGTCGGTATTGCAGTTGCAGACGGCGTCGCTGGGAAGGCTGAGAGGTGGACTGAGTCTGCTGGGCGATGTGGCTGAGATTCTCGGTAGGCACGTGGGGGCGGAAGAGGCGGCGAAAATCTATGCGCGGGTGCGCCTGCCGGACCTGGCCGAGTACATCTGCGACCATTCCTTCTTCCCGCAGCAGTTGATGAACGACGATGAGACGACGGCCGCGATCATTGCAGCGCGGGAGCAGCGGGCGGCGGCCTTGCAGGAGGCGATGGCGGCGCAGAAACTGGCGGCGGCGGCCGGTCAGATGGGTAAGCCCGTGGACGAATCGAGTCTTTTGGCGAGGGTAGGATGATGCCGGGAGAAATCCATTATCGCACGGAAGCATGTTATCGTTGCCACGGCGCCGGCGTAGTGACAATGGAGACAGACTCTGATGAAGAGCGTGTCTCGTGCTGCCCTCATTGCCACGGGAAGGGCACGGAGGTGGTTCCCTACAAATCCGTAAAGGAAATGGATTGCATCGAAGGCACGTGTAAGGATTATGCGTGGATAAGTCATATCGAGGTGACTTGATGCCGAATGAAATGATTGCGTTGATATCGTTGGGAGGCACGCCTTTTATCATATTGCATCCGGAACGAATCATGGCGATTGAAGAAAGTGCTGATTCTTGGACGGGCGAATCTTCCGGCGAAAGCATCAAGCCGGTGAGTATATTGTACTTTGACAATCTTACGGCTGGGATACCCGTGCGAGGTTCGGCGTGGGATATTCTCAAGCTATTACAGAGGGGCCGAGGGCAGGCTGATGCCGAAGAATTCACGCGTTCACAAGATGTATGAAGCCCTGCTGCGGCGGGGCAAGAGCAAGGCGAGTGCGGCCCGCATCGCACAGAGCCGCACCGGGCAGGCCCTGGCGACGGGCCGGGCGACGAAGAAGCACCACAAATGAAAGGGCTGACGATGAAAAAGGTCATGGTATTGATGTTGGGCCTGATCCTGCTATTGACCGGCATGTGGGCGACGGCCAAGGAGGCTCCGAAAGCGCCGGCGTCTACACTGATGAGTTGCTACCTGGCGCCGTCTCCGGAGTTCCTGGAGGAACACAAGAACGAGCCGGTAGAGCGGGTGTATCAGGCCTGGACGGCGAAGGTCTTGGTAGCGGCGTTGACGCAGCAGCAGGGTCGGTTACAGGCGTTGGAGGCTCAGCATCCGCAGGGCACGAACGCGGCTTCGGTCCCGGTAGAGCATAACGAGGTGAATCCATGAGACGAGCGTTGTGGTTGAATGGGATATTGGCGGCGGAACTGGCCCTGTCGTGGTGTTTGGTTGTGGCGTTGGTTCGGCCCTGGACGGAGAAGGTACTGCTGGCGGCGGTGACGCGGCAGGCGTTGGATGAGGGCTGCACTGAGATCGAGATAGCCGTTCCCGGTGATTCGGTCGATATCGACTTTGGTGATGATGACGACGTGGATTTCATTCTATCGGATGAGAATGATACTCCGTGGCTTAAGCTCACTGACGAGCCGAATGATGCGAACACCTGGAGCTATAACCTGACGGTTTTGGGCGTGCGGACTCGATCTGAGGCGATTCGTGCCCTTTGCGAGTCCGGGGCTGTGTGTGAGGTGATGGGTCACTGCTGGCGGGACGGTCGGCCGGGCGAGGGCTTCAGTGAGGATGACGGCACCTATTTCAGCTACACCGATTACCATCCGGGAGTGAGCTTTCAGACATGCCGGATTTGCGGCAAGACCGAGACGCGGAGATGGACGGACTGGGATTAGCGATGAGCATAACCATCGAACAGCTTCAATCGATCAAGCGGAACCGCCGGGTGTATTTCGAATCGGGCGAGGGCCGTCAGGTCTTGCGCGAGACGCTGGAAAGTTTCGGCCTGTTCGCCGACTGGACGGACTGGAAGACCATACTGGACCGGCCGGAGCAGAATCTGCGGCTGATGATAGAGGGCCTGCTGCTCCTGCGGTCGTTGGGAGTTCTGGTCCCGGAGAATTTCGATCATACCATCGAGGCGCTGGCCTCGGTGCCACTACCAACGGATATTGTCAGGAGTGATACGCATGGCAGTACGGGCTGAAATGTCGCGGGCGCTGGCTGAGAGACGCGCCCAGAAAGTGCCGGTGAAAATCTTCAAGCACCTCCGATCGTTGACGACGCGATTGGCGGCCGCCGAGGACGTACACCAGAACCCCAAAAACGCGAACAGTCCCGTCATTCGGGTGGTCAGCGTACTGTATCTTACCTGCCGCATGGCGGGTATGAGCGATCCGATCGAGAAGCGTCTGGAAATCGAAGTTCCGCCCGACGCCTCCGGGTCCGACGAGCTACAGAAAATGCTCGTCGGGGCGCTGGCGCACGGTCTGACGCAGATCACAACCGACTACGACGCGGCGATGAAGGCCAAGGGCAAGGAGGACAATCATGCCGGTTGATTGGATCAACGACGATGGCACGTTTACACCCGGTTTCGAGCAGCATCTGGATGAGGACGTGCGCGAATACGCCAAGGACGCCAAGAATCTCAACGCCCTGCTCAAGCGCGGACTGGAGAGTAAGCGCAGTCTGCACGACCGCGTGAAACTGCCCACGGACCCGAGCGAGCGAGAGAAATTCCTGAACGAACACTTCACAGACGTACTGGAGGCCAGGACGAAGGCCAAGGCGGCCGCTGACGAGGCGGCCCAGGCCAAGAGTAAGGAGGACAAGACCAAGGCCGACGCCGAAGCGCTGCAAAAGGCGCAACAGCGCGTGACCGACCTGCTGGGCCCGGACCCGCAGCGACAGATGGAACTCGTGCGCCGGGCCTTTCGCGGCCGGTTCTGTCCCCAGTGGATCAAGGACGGGATCGCTCAGGTGGTTGGCGTGGAGTTCGAGAAGATCACGGACGAGCAATTCACGGCCGTCGTCAAGAACGATCCGGCCGTAGTGCAGACGCTGATGATTATCGGGGACATGGCCCAGGACGGACGGGTTATTTCCGGCGACGGCAAGACGGGCAGCGAGAAGGTCGAGGAGCAGTACCCGTCGTATCCGTACGACCCGGAAGTCTACGCCAAGAGCAATCCGGGCGACGAAGAGTACCCGATGAAGCTCTGGTTCATCAATCGCGGCGCCGAATATGAGGGCGACCATTACTTAGGAGGCTATGGGATTGCCAAGCCGGCGTAAGGCCGGAGTGTCATAGAATCTCGGATTCCCCTGTTGTCAGGGCCTGAGTGCTCACCCGCCAAAGTAGCGGGCGCGACCCAGCGTGATGGCAGTGGGCCTGTCAGCCATTGACGGATTCCCCACGACGAACGAACACGATATTCAGAATGGTAATAAGGAGTCCACAAAATGGCTGGAAATTCAATGAACCAGTGGTCGTGGAGTGAAATTCTCGCTCGCTACGACAAGACCATGACGACGCTCCGCCGGGAGGTCAACGTCCTGGTCGAGCGTCACCCGATTCTCATGGACGCCCCGGTCCGTGAGGCCGAGAGCATCAACGGGGAAGAATTCGACATCACCACGTCACTACCGCAGCCCTACCTGCTCAGTCGGGGCGAGGGCCGCGCCGCCACCAAGGGCCAAGTCCAGCACGGCAGCGAGAGCATGGCCTGGTTCGGCAACCAACTCCGCGTCAATAAGGAGTACATGACGAGCCAGCCGCAGCCGGCCGCCTGGTTGCAGAACGAGGAAATGAAGTACCTCGAAGGCATGAATCAGGCGTATGCCGAAATGCTGTTCTACGGCGATTCCTCGACCGAGCCCAAAGAGTTCGACGGCCTGGATGTGCGGTATGGTGCGATCGCCGACTACAGCGTCTTCGACAACGGGGCGTCTACGGCGTCCTCTCTGACGGACATCTGGCTGATCCAATGGGACCAGTACGATTGTTGCATGATCTACCCCAAGGGTGAGCGGGGCGGCATTCAGCGGACCCCCCTGCCGGACGCGCCCCTGGCGACGCAGACGGACTCGGACAATGCCGTGCCCGACGAACAGAAGAAGATCGCCGACTTCATGCGGGTGAACTTCGACTGGAAGGGCGGCCTGT